ACGCTAATTTGGTTGGCGGATCAGCAAGATCCAGCAAGGCGTAGGTTTAATGACGTTCAACGCAAGATACTGGAGGATGCAGAGGCTGCTTGCAAGATTACTAGGTTTAGAGCTGATGTTCTTGACTATGAATCTGTAATTAAACGTGTTACTGAATTGCAGGAGTTGGAAAATCCTGCTGAAATGGCGCATAAAATGAATGCTCTTGCGCTCGAAGCTGGTTATAGAGATGCCGGTGCTTTAGAGCGTTTGATTATTGCTCACATTCAATTCCAACAGCAGGATGATGACATGACTATTGGTAGTTTGATTGATAAAGATATTAAGTTGGAATACTTGATTCCTGATTTGTTACCTATGCCTGGTGTTGTGATGATTCACGGTGCTGGTGGTGATGGTAAATCGATGACTGCATGGACTATTGCAAAACATGTTGCTAGAGGTTTGCCTTTTTCTATTCGCGGTAATGACGTTCCAGTGCAGAAAGGTGGGGTGTTGATTCTTAATGGCGATCAATCTGAGGTGCAGGTTAAGCAGCAGATGATGGAGTTGGAGTTAGGACATGATGATCCTATTCGTGTTGTTATGGGTTGGGATTTGAATTGGTATTTAAGGTTTGTGAAGCTTATTAATAAACATAAACCTGCACTTGTGATTATTGATTCTATTACTGGGTGTTCCAGGGGTTCTGCTTTTGATGAGAATAAGAAAGAATTTGCTGGCCCTATTTACTGGTTGGCTAATAACAATGGCAGGTTATTTCCGGCTTGCAGCATCCTTTTGATCCATCACAGCAATAAGGCAGGTGGTTTTAGGGGTACTACCGCGCTGCGTGACGCCGTAGACGAGGTGTGGAGCCTTAGGAAGCCCTCTGATAAGGAAGTTGAGCGTCTAGGCCCCTCCACGCGGCTTATAAGCATCGATAAGAGCCGTGCGGGGCGTGGAGGTAGCAAGCTCCTGCTCAAAATGTTGGATGACCTTACGTTCGAACTCAGAGACTGCATCGAGATGGTTGAGGAGAGCTCTTCCCCTGCCTCTGTGGTGGATCGGGTGCTCCAGCGTCTTATCACCGCTTCTAAGGCCGGAGAGGGGCGTACTAGGGCTGATCTCAATGCTGATCCGCTCTGCGGTGGCAGTGTCGGCGGAATTAAGAAGGCGCTCCAGCGTCTTGAAGCTCGGGGTTTGATTTTTTCTACACAGGAAGTAAATCCTGATCGCCCCAGTTCAACCTTAAATAGGTACTTTGCTTTACTGTCGCGTGATATATATCGTATTTGTGTGTCCCCCTTTAAAAAAGCTAGTCAGGGACTGGAAACAGATGGGGGACAGGGGTTAGGGGTGTCCCCCTTGTTTTTGGAGAAGGAGGAGGGGCATGGAGCGGCAAATGAAAGCGAGGTTGAGGAGCTCGAAAAAAGTGGGGCTAAAACGCAAATAGAAGTGGGACAGCAAAAAGGGTGTCCCCCTTCACTTCCCAGTGTTGATGCGGTTTCTGCCCGGGGGGACAACTTTTCCCTAACCCCCCATAGGGAACCTGCAAAAAACCTGCGCACCGATGCGGAAATTTTGCAGCTAAAACAAAGCGCCGGGGATTTCTGGAATACGCATAACGATGGTGCTTAGATTTGAGATATTTAACTGTTGTGTGCTACAGTAGAGGCTAAAGCAACCCCCACCTATTTGCCAGTTGCCGCAATGAATCATCCGATTACACCATCACCTGAGCTGGTGAGCCAGTGTTTAGATATGTTCATATCAGGCACACCTATGGAGGATATGTGCAAAGTTGCCGCTCAATGGGGCGCTGACCAAGAGCTGATTGCGTGTTGTGATTGGCTGTTTCGCGAACCTGTAACTCATGAAATAGTGGGCCGTGATTCTCGCTATTTAGATTTTGAACTTCGTGCCGCCCGCCGCCCCAAACCTCCAAGCTTGAAGGAGCAGGCGTTAGCAGCGCTTCATGCTGTTGCGACAGGAGCAAATGACACCCGTGAGCAACACCAAGACCTTGACACCATCCGCCGCGCACTGGAGGCATTACCAGAGTGAGTGAACCCACCAACATGACCAATCAAGTTAATTCCCCAGACCATTACACCCAAGGCCGGATAGAGGTAATTGACATTATTGAGGACGCTATTTGTCGCGCTCCCACTCCCGTACTCGGAAGTTGTCAAGCACATGTACTGCGTTATATCCTGCGCATGTGGGATAAAGATGATCCAATGCTTAATGCTTCTAAAGCTAAGTGGTATTTAAATCGTTTACTTGATCATCTAAATGCACTGCCCCAACTGTGATTGCTCTGCAATACGTACAATCAACACAAGACATGACACTGTTGAATCGATCGTAAGAGACCGCAGGTGTAAACAATGTGACCATAAATGGTACACCTGCGAGATCGACTTACCACGTAAGGCTGTAAAATGGGGTCTTGACTCCACGATTACAAGGAAAAAAGGCTACCGCAAGGTGGTTTTTATTTGAACTTGTGCTACAGTAGAAGAGTAATCGCCTAACCCGGCATGACATTTTTTTCTTCTATTGATGAGTTGGCTACCCTTGCCAACGCCCTTACTGTTGCTTTTGATTGTGAGACGACCCAGCTGCAACCCGAAATGGGCAAAATGCGGCTATTGCAATTTGCTGCATTAGATCGGCACCCTGTTGTACTTGATTGTTGGGAATTAAGTGAATCTGACTGGGAGAAAGTTGCTGCTTTCTTTGCTACTAAGCGTTTCTGGATTGCACATAACGCAGTATTTGATACTGCCTGGTTACAGGAACACGGCATTCACCCGAATGGAACGATCCAGTGTTCAATGCTTGCCAGCAGGCTTCTTACTAATGGGTTGCCTAACCTTAAACATGGTTTGCAGCATGTTGTCAAACGTTACCTAAAGTTTGACCTAGCTAAGGAAGAACAGAAGAGTGATTGGTCTGGCAACTTAACGCCATCACAAATTGCGTATGCAGCAGAAGATGTGCGTGTATTAACTATGCTGGATGGGCCGCTAAATCAGCTTTTAGCTGTTGCTAATTTACATAAAGCATGGCGTTTAGAATGCGATGCAATACCTGCAATGGCTCAATTGTGGCGCACAGGTTTGCCGTTTGATCGCACCATGCTGCGTGATTTGCATACTGAGTTGCAGGAAGAACATGAAGTTTTGGGTGTGAAAGTATTAGCAGATCTTGATAACGCTCTACCTGTTGATTACAAGTTACCACGAGATCCAGATGGCACCATTAATACACGACCTAAAGCCACAGGAACTATTAAGAAAGGCGATAGAATGCCTGCCGGTTTTAATATCAACTCTCCAGGGCAGTTAAGCCGCGCTTTTGAAGCGATACTGGGGGCTGCCCCTGTTGGTGCTACAGGTAAAAATAGCGTGGCGCGGGATGCTCTGAGGCAATATGCAGCGGATCATGCTGTTGTTGCTTTGTATCTGCGCTGGAAACGTATCGAGAAGCGCAGGCAGATGGTTAATACTTTGATTGCTGCACTAGATAATGAAGGTAGGATCCGCGCCAGTTATATGCAGATGGGTGCTGATACAGGACGGATGAGTTGTATGCAGCCCAATCTCCAACAGGTGCCACGAGATCAGAATTTTAGAGCTTGTGTACAGGCAAAGGAGGGCAAATTATTGGTTGTGGCTGACTTTGCGCAAATGGAATTGAGGCTCGCAGCAGCAGAGGCTAAAGACCTTGTGATGATTGAGGCATTCCAAGAAGGCAAAGACTTACATACCATTACAGCAATGGAAATCTATGACGTAGAGGAGAAAGCAGTTACTAAGGAGCAGAGGCAAATTGCAAAATCCGCTAACTTTGGCCTTTTGTTTGGATCGGGTGCAAAAGGGTTGCGTGAGTACGCGGGTTCAATGGGTATTCAAATGGATTTAGAAGAAGCGCAAGAAATACGGGAAGCGTTCCATCGCGTTTACCTTGGTATTGATGGCTGGCAAAAGGAATGCGCTAGGCAGGCTAATGTTGCTACCGATCAAGCAGCAATAACTATCAGGCTTTCTGGTATGCGTAGGTTCCTAATAGGGGAAAACAACAAACTCACCACGCGATGCAATACACCAATTCAAGGTGCTGGTGCCGCAGTTATGAAG